ACAGAGTACGTTGTATTTTGCCAGTTCCACCCGCAACCCGATTTTGTCGGCCATGCAGGAGACAGGAATAACAAACTGCTTGATGCCATCCTTGGGCATATAATGCTTGAGGACAAATACATAGCCATGTTCAGGGTCGTGCATACGCTTTACTATCTGCAGGGCGCATTCGTACACGACTATAGTTTCGGTTTCTTTCTTTAGTTCCCCATCGGTACTACGAACTTCTTTTTCTACTAAAAGAATAGCGCCCGTGGGGCCTTTTACATATGGGTGCGGGTAGGCCGGGATTTTACGGATTTCTTTTTCAAACGACGTGGGCTCTTCGCCTTCTTCATATTCGGCTTCTTCACCTTCAGCTTCTTCTTTTTTGCTACTGAGGTCTCTGCCAAGAGCGATAGGGCTTTTAAATTTTCCCTTATAAGGACACCCATTACAACCGCCCGGATTATTGCGTTCAAATACTTCGCATGTGTGGGGTCCAACGATGTGCCTGATTTTGGCTTCGACTTCGGCGGGGTTGTAGTCCGGGTGGTCCCCCGAGATAGCGTGTATAGCAACGTCTTTGTCTTCGCAGAATTTGGCAATTGAGAGCGCATTAAACCACCTTGGTTCTGATAGGGTTGCCCGGTCTTGGTAACATGACTTAAGTTGCGCGCAGCCGGGTTTGGCGCGCATGATCTTGTCGAAAAGGGTCGTTTCATTGCCCCGTAGGGCGAGCGTGAGTGCTGATAGGGGTCGCTTGTTTGGCTTCTTGGCGACCACAGGGGCCGTGGCACCACCCAGTTTTTCCGAGAAATCCCCTAAACTGACTGGGTTTCCGTAATTTACGACCTTCACCTCTTCCGGCGGGTCATCCTTGAAGTTCAAGGTTCCGGGTATGCGAAGAACACGCGCCGCCTCAAAAACGGCAGGGTCCACGTAAAGGTTGTTATTTAGACATGTCTGGCGGAGGCGATCCGCCACCGGCTCCCACTCTTCGCGGGTTACGGCCTTCTTGAGGGGCCAATAAACATGTAGTCCACGGCCAGAATTAACAACAATGGGACGAGGTAGGCCAGTCCCCTTACAGAAAGCCATAAGGGCCGTAAGTCCTGCTGCCTGATCGGCATACCCGGCTGGCTTACCTGTCTTTTCATTGACCTTCGCCTTCTCCTCGCCGCAGTCGATATCCAGCCAGAGAGCTTTTAGGTCTAGGACGTTTTCTTTTTTCCTGCTTGTGGGCTCCTTGTACTTGGCTACCCCGAAGAAGGCGTTGATGTTATTGTTTACAAGCTGTCGTGCAGCCTGATCGACTTCTTCTCTGGTCTTATAAAACTTCTGCTTGACGCTCTTGTCCTTGATACCCACGACGCAGAACCAGCCCTCGTCGGACTGCACGGCGCTGAGAAGATCAAAGTCGGACATGGGGGGATCATTTTAGGAGGGGGGAAACTTCGGAGTAATCAGACCAGTCCATAGTACTGCTACCCGGAGGTTGGATATACCACGGAGGTACGGAGTTAATGGGTTTACTACTAAGTTCATTCGCATCCATTAGCTGCCGCCCCACTATCTCTAGGCTTCTACAGTTCATGACCATACCCAGATGCCTAAGTTCTTTGGCTTTCTGGCGCGTAGTCTTGCCTATAATCATATCCTCTAGCCCGGGCAGAAGTTGCTGGCGCAAGGTACCGAGACTTATAGCCATTTGACGTGCGCGGCCTTGTCTCTAGGCGGCGTCCCTTTACCGACGAACCAGTTATAGACAGTCTGTCTACTGACTTTATACAGCCAAGCCACCCGCGCCACGGGGATATCGTTCTTGATACAGTGCCTCCCGAGTTTTACCCCGGGAAGCTTACCGTCTGCCTCTTTGTTCTTCTTGATGAGGCTCGTACTGTACCCAGCCACTAGTCTTCACCCCAGCCCTGAACAAGATCAGAGAGGGCGGCTTTCGCCTTGGGGGCTTCGGCCTTCTTGGAAGCCCGCTTAACGGGTTCCTTTACTTCTTCGGCCTCTTCTTCCGGCTCGTCGGAACGGGCTACGGCTTCCTTCTTCGGCTGCTTGGTGACCCCATCAGCCTGCGCCACGGTGAGCATGGTGTAGGACTTGGCTTCTGGCTTGGCCTGAGCTTCCTGAACAAGCGCGTACTCTTCGTCGGTCACTTCGCGCAGGGCGTTGAACTGCAACTCCATGCTGTCGGCATTCAGGTCGTAGCTAACAGTAGTAACCACGCCTTCCACGGACGCATTGTTATGCGCCAGATACTTAACGTAGCTCTCAAACGGATGCACGTTGCCGACACCCTTGCCGAACAGGGACTTGGCTGGGACATTGAACTGGTAGATATCTCCGCTATCGTCACCTTCCAGAAGAACCGCAATGCGGCGCTGATAACGGCAAGAACGGCGATCACCGCCGCCAGAACCCTTGATGTTCTGCTTGCAATCTAGGCAGGTAGCAGCCTGCTTATTCCGGGCCGAAGCTTCCGGCTTATCACCGAGATTGGACCAGCAGTCAGGCAGAGTGGGTTCCGCACCGGGATCATATGCCGCCGCGTAAAACGTGCGGGACACCTTGGGAAGTGCGTGGATGATAATGACATTAAGCTCGCCACGGATGGCGTTGCCCACCTGTTCGCCGTTGACCATCTTGCGGAAAGTACCGTTGGTGTTGGTCTGGATACGGCGGTTGGTGGTAGCAGATACCATAGACCTAGTAAGGTCCGAGACCTGCCGACGCGAGGCAGCGGTGACTGCACCGCCGTTCTTAAAGATGCTGACTTCTTTGCTCATTGTGTGTTCCTACTTGTTGGTTGGTTTACGGACTTGGATGACATACTTGCGGTCGTTGTTAAGACCGGCTGGCAGAACGTCCGGGTTCTCTTCCAGAAACTCTTTCATGTTGCTGTTATGGATGCGCTGTTCGAGTAGATGCGGCGCATGGTGTTCGTTGATGAATTCGTACATCGCGCCCCAGTCGCTTGTCCAGTACCGAGACTGTACCCGGCGAGAGATAGTACCTGCCGGTGTCTTGATGCTGTCTGCGTTCTGCGTGTTGCAGATGCCGAGTAGGATGGCCGCAGTCAGATCAAACTCCTGCTTGAGAGGGGCAATAGCCGTTTCGTATTCCTCTTCCTTCTGGGCCAGCAGGGTTCGGAGGCGGATATAGTCTTTGATATGGACTAGGGTGTCCACTGTCTCTTCTACTGCTTCGTCGCTCATGGTTGCTCCTTGTTGCTCTCGGATAGTTAGGCTTCTTACTTTACATTGTCAAGGAGAGGAAGCGAGTTCCTGTCTGTAAAGGTCGATTATCTTATTATGGTTTGTGATATTGTCACGTAGCATCCCATAGAGCTTCGCCTCCACCGAGCTACCACATATATGGGTAATCAGCATGGGGTTGTATTGCCCGGGTCTATTGATACGAGCGTTAGCCTGCAAATAAGTCTCGACGGAGGTTACTGGGGCATACCAGATGATGTTGTTGGCGGCGGTGAGAGTGAGCCCGTGTGACGCTGCTTGGGGCTGGATGATAAGGACCTTGGGGTCGGGCTTGCTCTGGAAGTCGTTGACAATATCGCCCCTCTTGTTCACCGGCACCGCGCCGTTGATGACTTCGCAGGTCACCCCATGCTTCTCTAGGTACTCTTTGAGCAGGTTTATGGTGTGGGTGTACGGCACAAAGACGAGGGATTTGTGCGAGGCCTCTTCCACTACCTCTAGCACAGCAGCCAGACGGTTGGTTACGTCGAACTCCAAGACCTCCCCAGTATCCGTGTACACGGCTCCGCCGCTGATCTGCAGGAGTTTGCTCATCTTGGCCGCTGCGTTGATGGCAGAGACTTCTTCCCCATCACTGCTTATCAGTAGCTGACTTTTCAGTTGCTTGTAGTATTTCATCTGCTGCGTCGTCAGCGGGCAGTCGCGCTCGGCGTAAGTCACTTCGGGCAGGTCTAGGCAGTCTTTGCGCTCAAACCGTATGGCCGGTTGTAGCACCTCATGCACTATCTTTTCTGCCTGAGGCTTCGCCACCCAGCGGAATTGGGAGACCTTGTACATGACGCTATCTCTAAAGACCCCCATGTACTTCGGAGTGCCATCAGGATTACCCAGTCTACCAAGCCCGTAGGCATCCATGGGTGACTGCGCTGCCGGGGTACCGGTAAGGAGCCATAGGCGCGGGTTAGTTTTTACTACTATCTCTTTCAGTATTTTCCAGCGATTAGTAGACGCCGTCTTATAGGCCGTAGCCTCATCCACCACTATCAGGTCGAACCCACCAGCCAGTATTTCGTCTTTTACGACCCCCACCCCATCGAAGTTAATGATAACGAACTCCGACCCGGCTTTGAGTATCTTGCTTCTGGTTTTCGCATCCCCATGGGCGATGGAGCAGGTGCGGTGCATGGCAAATTTAAACAGGTCCTGCTGCCACGCCGCCCGCATGATGGATAACGGACACAACACCAAAACCCGCTTAACCAGACCCCTTTTCATCAGGTAGTCAGCCGCCCAGATAACCGACGCAGTCTTACCCGTACCCTGCTCGTTGAAGCAGAACGCCTTGTCATTGTTGACTAGGAAGTCAGCCGTGGTCTTCTGGTGGGCGAACGGCTTGAGTTTGCCAGTCCACTGGTAACCGGTGAGGATTGTCACTGAGAAAAACCTATGTTGGATAAAACTTTAGCATCGTCGTTGGTTTTGTTGGAGCCGGGGCAGCTTACCATGCCATTGGTGCTTCTGCCGTTAAGCGGGGGTTTTAATGCCCTTATTAACGCACCTTCTACCCTATCCAGATCATCAGCAGGCCACTGCAAGTAGAAAACTTTATTGAAATCTTTGTCTTGCTCGTTGGTACGAGGGGATATGGATGCGTGAGTAGCAATACGTGCGGCTGCGTTTACGGACTGTCCGATGTACATAAGCGTCATGTCTTTAACCAAAAAGTAAATACCGCAACGCCGGGACTCCGTGGTTATGTCGCATAATCCTATGATATTTCTTATACTGTGCGGCACCAACATATGGTTATCCACACGTTCCGGCATGGGGCACACAATTATCGGCGGCGGTAGCAGCTTACCCGGGTGTATTTTAAGAAGGTTTTCCGCACACCACCGCTTCACTTCTGAAACGCGGAACATGGGTTCTCCACCATCGACCCGATAGTGCGGTACGTACTCACACTCAGCCAGAGATTTAAGTCTATCAGTGCCGATACCAAGTAGTGTGGCCGCTTCATTAGCGGTTATTAAACTAGTCGGCCAACTAGGGCCGTCCTTCGGACCTGTGTAAGTGAAGCTGCTTTCCTGTACTTGCATTATTTCTTCTTCGGCTTCAAAGGCTTGTTGGTGACCAGCGCGTGT